TGATTTGTGTAGCGGGGGAGAGCTTGTTGCCTCCATGAACTAACAATACACCATTAGTACACTGGTTGTGCACTATTGTAAAATTGCTGAAACAAAAAGCCGGGTTTCCCCGGCTCATATTCAGTGGTGTCAGAACGGCGTGTCAACAGACTTTGCCTTTGGTGGCAAGCTGAAATCATTCACCCGTAGCACGATCTTTGCACCCTTGTTTCCATCTGTGCGTTCGTACTGCTCGACATATCCGTCGCCAGTCACAGTGACCTGTGATCCTTTCGTTAGATAGTCGCCTACGACTTGAGCGCGCTTGCCCCAGACGGAACAGTCAACAGCAGTCACGATGTCACCGTCTTTACCTTTGCGATTGCACAGCACGGTGAAGCTTGCAACTTCTGTGTCGCCTACGGCTCTGATTTGCGGGTCCCTGGCAAGGTTGCCCACAGCGGTCAATGTCAACATGATTTAGTAGCGGTTTGGAAAGTGCGTTGCTGCTTGGCGTTAGCTAGACAGAAACGCATTGATGAACTCGACGTGTGCCTGTGTCTTGATCTCTTTGGACAATGCAGCTTTCGCATCCAGCTTGTATTCCTTGCGGAAAGCCTTGGTCAAATCTGCAATTTTTTCTGGGTTTTTAGTATGCACATCGGTCAGCAAGCCAATCACTAGGTTGTATTCATCTTCGGTGACAGGCATTTCGGCCAAGTCGAGCGACTCTGCAGTTTTCTGTGCAGGCTCTGGACTTGCCTTTGGCTTTGCTGCTGCCTTTGGCTTTTCGTCAACTACTGCGGCAGCATTGTTTGATCCAGCTTCTGCAACTTCCTCCTTGGCCCACAGCTCGTAGCCAAGCGACAAAGTAAAGGCAGCACAGGCGCACAGTGCTCGACGGTGTGCATCTGTCAATGCTCGCGCACTGATCTTGTCATACTGAATGGCATTGTTTCGGTTGTCCATGATCGGAAACGGGAAGTCTGCCGTCGCTTGATCCTCTGGACCAGTGAAATATCCAATCAGGTAACCAGTGCCATCAGGAGCTTTCCAGATGTGTCCGCTGTCTTGAGTTTGCTTTAGGTGAAACTCCCAGCCAGGTGCATTTGTGTGCAGGTAGTTTGCAATGCGAGCCCAGGCAACATAGGAGGCTGCATAGCTGCCGCTGCCTTTGCTGTAAACGTCATCCTTGGTGATAACGCCTGCAAGGTTTGGATAGGTCATTGAATAGGTGTGCAGGTGATAATTGCGCCAGGCCGCTCGGATGGCGAGCAGTAGCGCTTGTATGCGTTAACTTCGATGACTTGTGAATCATCGTCGAATAGGACAGTGGTCAAGGCATCAAGGATGCCTCGAGTTAGCTTGTCGATGTCACCAATGCTTTTGCTGGTTGCCCTAGCTGGAGCCTTAGTAGTCAGAATGCCTTTGCTGTTGTAATGCGACTTTGGCCGGGGAAAGCAGAAAGCAAGACTGACAGACATTGGTAGTGCTGAATTCCATTCGCCGGGGCGATTCTGCTGCGCTGTAAAGCGAACGTCACTTCGCCACGGCTTTAGGTGTGGACTGGATTCAACCATGCGACCATTGCCAAGTGATCGCTTGCTGCCTTGTGGTCGGCTGATGCCTTCCACAAAAAATGTGACACTCACTTTTGCTTGACATGACTCACGCAAACATAAGTGGTGACTTTGCGCTCCGCAATACCTGAGTGTTGCTCGCGCTCTTGCAGTTCTTTAACTGCTGGCGAGTAGCTCCATGTTGACCTAGAGCGGCGCTCCAGCTTGATGTCTTCGATGACGGCATTGCCTTTGTCATCTAAGTATTCGTCAAGATCACCGATAGACCAGGCAACTGAAAGCTGGCTGATGAGATCAGACTTTTCTGTTTCTAGCTGCTTGATAAGCGAAGAAAGCTCGGAGACCCTATGGGTCATCTCTTGGATAGCTGTCATGATGATTGGGTGGTTGAGACGGTTGTCCGTCTTGTTTTTATTGTACCAAATAGTGCACTGGTTGTAAATAGGTGGTCAGTCTTTTTCGTAGCCGTAAAACCAGTGGTCTGGACCCCATCTTTTCAGCAGTTTCCAATCCTTTGACGTTTGGCTGCTTGTGTCTGGATCCTTGCAGATTTTTTGAGCATCCTCAAGGGATAGGTTGCTGTAAAGCTTGACGGCTGGCTCCTTGAAGCGATAGCAAAAAACGGAGTAGGTCATCTGATTGTTTGGTTGCGTTTGCGGAAACTATTGGCCAATTTGAAATCAAGAGCAAAAACACGGTCTTCATAGGTTCCGGGCTCTGGGATGTAGCGATAGTCGCCTCTTCGCAAAGCCAAGGCCTCGTGGCGAATGATGACGTAGAGCAAATCGAGTTCTTCTTTTGACAATTCCATGTCAGATGCCCATCTTTTCCTTGAGGAGTTTGCCAAAAGCATTGCGGTACTTGGCAAGCTCTCGCTTGGATTGCATCATTTCGTCAAGGCGACCAGCTGCAAAGTGCTGCTGGTAGGCAGTTTCTTGTTCCGCGATCAACTGTTTGATGTGGGTGAGCTGGCTATCGATTGTGAGCATGGCTTTAGGTGGTGGTCGGGATCTACCCCGATGTGACCACTATACACCATTTTGACCCAGAGTGCACAAATTGTGCATCATGAATTTCTGGCGCCGTAGTCGATGCGGGCAACCTTCTTGGCCTTGCGTGTCGTGCTGCCCTTGGCTCGCTTCTTGCCAACCTTCTCATATCGAGCAGCAGTTTCAGCAATCGCCATTTCAATTGCCATATCTCTGCCAGGCGGCTCTGGGACGCCAGCGTCTGACAGGATCTGTGTCCAGTTCATCAGAAGGGAAGCGAAAGTGCCGCATTGTGAGCTGCCAAGCGATCTTCCCACGCTGCATAGCAGGCATCAGGCTCCTCGCTAATTACCCTGCTGCGACCTGGACCAATGATGACAGTGCAGCACTTGTCAACGCTGATTGCCGGATAGTTGATGTTTAAGCCGTGCAGGTATCCGCCAAGCTGTGCCGTAGCGGGCTTGCGAGTGTCAACCGATTTTTCGGTTTGAACGGTTTTGAAATCCAGCAGCGTGATGCCGCCATCGGCAGTCCGAATCAATCCATCAAACGTTCCGGCAACCTCGTGATGCGGAATCACAATGCCAAGCTCTGCCGCAATCGTCTCAGCACCTTCTAGCAGCCAGCAGCTTCTCAGGGCGTCGATCCATGCGCCGTAGTCACCAGACTCTGGCTCAAGGCCAAGCAGAAGTGCTTCGGCTGCCGTGTGAACGTGATTGCCACGAGGCTGCCAGATGTGACGAGTCTCTTCAAAGCGAGCTTGCTGATCGGCGGTAGCAGGCTGCGCAATGCGGCTAACGCTGTACCGCATCCAAGCACCTCGGTAGCGGTATCGGTGAATATCGGGAAAAAATTCAAGGTCGTCGAGGGGCTGCAGCAAGGCTCGCCAGCGTGTGATCATATTGTACAATACCAATGCACCTTATTGCACGATCATGCCAAGAGTTGTGGTTGACGTCAGTCCGACGATGTACGCCTGGCTAGAGTCAAAACGAGGCGAGTGGAAGCCCAGAACCATTGTCCTCAGAGAGATCATCGAGGAAGCGATGAACAGGGATGTCGCGCAGAAAGCTGCGTCTGCACAGTAAAAAGCCCGGCAGCGCCACCACGCACACCGGGCAATAGCTGACGGCCATCAGAACCATGAGCTGACTCATTATGCCACGCATTAGATCAACAGGATTTTCGATTTGCCCGCATGGATTGCTAGACCAGATCGCTGAGCCTGGCGGCAAGCATCGGGTCTGTGTTTACCTCGTGTTGCATCGTCACGGAAATGCCAGTCCGCACGGGTGCTACGCATCTGTCACCACCCTGTCAAAGGAACTTGGCAGTGGTCGTCGTGACGTGATGGCAGCCATTCATTGGTTGATCGACAACGGGTGGGCCACTTACACCTATGACGACGGTCACAGGCGGCACATCTACCTGAACGCAGATAAGCGGCAGCAACGCAGTGCTGGTGCACAAAAGGGCACTGATGGGCGGTATCCAAAAGTGCACCGTGGTAGCCAAAAAGGCACCAAGAGCCAAAGTGCACTTTTAGCCACCGACCCTGGTAGCCAAAAGTGCACCCAAACAAGAACCCATGAACAAGAACCCTCTATGGCTTTAGTAGGTACTGACGTACCTACCAAACCCATAGATGCAGATTCAGGTGAAAAAAGCGATAGGATCAAGACCAGGCCACTGCCGCCCGAGCTGGAGCCACACAGGGAACTGGTGCAGGCATTCTGGAAGATCAAGAAAGGATCAAAGGGTGACATAGCTTGGAAGCTTTTGTGCACAGAACTGTTAAAGTTCAACAGCACCCTCGGCCCGGCTGTCGTCGAGGAGCAGCTCGCTCATGCGATTAACGGCAAGTGGGCAGGCATCAACTACAACCGACACCTGCAGTTCAATCCGCACCTCGTTGACGCCTCGATCAGTACAGCACCCGAATTCATGATCCGTTGATGGAACTCTTTGACACGCGCCTCGCCAATGCCTACATCTGGGCTTGCAGCGAGAAGAAAGATCGCTCGTTTCCGCCTAAGCAGGTTTTTCGCGGAACGCAGGAGCCATCGTTCGACAAGCTGGCCATTGATCACAACCAGATCGGCGACTACCCGATTGGTCGTTACGACGAGCTTGGCAGGTATCACACCTACTGCCCACCGCTGCCAAACGTCGCAGGCGGCCTTGGTCGGTACATCATGCACCTAGGCGCCTACGAGGCGTACAACGCCGCCATAGGAGCTGCTTACAGATGACGCTTCATCCGCTTGGTGGCTTTGACTCGACAGGCGACACGCTTGCTCGCATGGTGGCCAAAGGGCGCTGCACCATCGAGCAGCTTGACCATGCCCCACCAGGAGCACCAGCTGGCTACAAGCCTAGAAATCTTGTCAGGGACTGGATAGCCGTCAATCAATCCAAATGGCAAAGCATCCAGGCCGAGTACAACATGGAGCCCGAGCCAGCCGTTGAGGCTTGGCCATCGCCACGTGATTTTTTTACCACCGAACTGCCGTTCTGATGCCACGCACCTTCAATCGCAAAGTCGAAATCCGTTTTGACGACGAGTCCATCAGCAAAATTGACAACGCTGCCAAGGCGTACGGGCTGTCTCGTGCCGAGTTCATACGCAATGCTGCCCTGGCAGGCAATGACGCAGACACGTCACCAGAGGCTGCTGGCAGCCCCAGCAAGGCGCCTCTGACACCTGATCAGTATCTGTCACTGGTCCAGCACGTCTACCGCGTCCTGGGCGGCGCTGTCGGGCGCTCGACGGCTGAGGTGTGCGTTGCAGCAACGCTGCGCAAGCTGTACAACGGCTAGCAGCATTCCGCAGCACCATGCACCATCGCTTTGAAGTAAGCGGAGCTGCCGGTCAATACCGGTTCCTATACGACCAGCCTCAGCGTCATCTGTGCCTTGTGCAGTGGCCTGATGGCAGGAGCGCAATGCGAATTCTTGCCTGCGGCTTACCTAAAACGCTCGACGACGCAGTTATTGCCGCCGAAAAGCATATAGGGTACATTGAAGGCGGATTTCCCAATTGCTAGCCCAATCAATGCTTCCGTTTGACGAAGTGCAGCCAGATGCCACTATCGCATCAATAAAGGATCTCAAGCACGACCATAAAAACGCAAGGCGCCGCACTGATCGCAGCAGCAAGCTCATCGCCGAATCACTCAAGCGTTTCGGTGCAGCACGATCAATTGTCATCGACGAGGACAATCGCATCCTTGCTGGCAACGGCACCATCGAAGGTGCCAAGGTAGCTGGCATCAAGAACATTCGTGTCATCGAAACCGATGGTAGTGAAATCATTGCCGTGCGCCGTACCGACCTCTCGGAAGATGACAAAATCGGTCTGGCGCTGGCTGATAACCGCACCAGCGATCTCAGCGAATGGGATGGCGCGATGCTTCATCAGATCAGTGAAGAGCATGACATCAGCGCATGGTTCAACAAGGAAGAACTCGATGAGCTATTCGGCATCGAAGACGCTATAGACGAAGACAGCCCATACACCAACAAAACCACTGCGCCGATCTACGAGCCAAGCGGCACGCAGCACAAGCCCGAGCATCTCTACGATCCGTCAAAAACAAATCAGCTCATCGCCAAAATCGAAGCAGCTGACATTTCAGAAGACGTCAAGGATTTCCTGATCTCGGCAGCTTATCGGCACACGGCATTTACATACAGCAAAATCGCTGACTACTACGCCACCGCATCAAAGGAAATCCAGTCGCTGTTTGAAGAGTCGGCCCTTGTCATTATTGATTTTGAACAAGCGATTGAAAATGGATTCGTGCGCCTTGACGAGCGCGTAGAGCAATCCTTCAAGCAGGATCATCCCGATGCGTAACGACTTTTGCATTTTCATCCTGTCTAACCGCAGACCGGACAACATCAAAACACTCGACACACTCCAGCGCTCTGGTTACACCGGCAAATGGTTCATCGTTATTGATGACGAAGATCCGACTGGCCAGCAGTACAAGAAAAACTATGGCGACCGTGTTCTTGTATTCTCAAAAGCCAAGGTTGCTGAAATTACTGACTCATGCGATACATCCAAAGATCGCCGTACACCACTATGGGCGCGCAACGCTTGTTGGGATCTTGCTAAGCAAGTCAAATGCCGGTTCTTCTGCCAGCTTGATGATGACTACAGTTGGTTTTCATATCGCCGAATAGGCAGAAAGGAAGTAGGTCAGCAGCCAAGGTATTCAAACTTTAAAGCAAAAAGTCTTGATATCGTTTTTGATGGCATGGTCGAATTGCTGGAAAAAACACCGTCAGTGTCAAGCATTGCCTTCTCGCAAGGAGGCGACTACAACACCAATTCGGAAAATGCTCGCCGTGTTCTTCGCAAAACGATGAACTCATTCTTTTGCGATAGCCAACGACCATTCAAATTCATTGGTAAATTCAACGATGACGTCAATACATATATCGCTCATGGGGCCACCGGCAGCCTGTTTTTCACCTATTGCCCAATACAGTTAACGCAAGCTGTTACTCAGCAAAATGCAGGCGGCATCACCGAGGCCTACAAGGAAAATGGCACCTACGTCAAATCTTTCTACACCGTTATGATCTCGCCATCATCAACATGGATTGAACTCATGGGTCATGCAAATCCACGGCTTCACCACACTCATGATTGGAATAAGGTCTGCCCGAAAATTCTCCATGAAAAATATCGCAGATCCTAACCTTGTTATGCTATACATAGAATCATTTAAAATCACTAGCTACCTCTAGAATGGCGGCTAAAGGTACGACTAAAGCAGAAACTGAACAGCGCGCACAACGGTTTGCTCGCATTATCGCTAACGGTGGCCGCAGATCCGATTGCATCCGCTATGCGAGCGAAAACTGGGGGGTAGGTGAAGCTGCTTGTGGTCGCTACTTGGCCATGGCTCGTGAGCAGCTCAAGGCTGACTGGGACATCGAACGCCCGCAAATGGTGGCTGATCTGCTGTCGCAGTGCAGCACTTTGCAGATGGAAGCTCGCCGTGCTGGGCAGTATCACATTGCCCTTGGCGCCATCAATACCGCAGCCAAACTGGCACAGCTTTGCTCATGAGCATCCTCACGGCAACCCGTGAAGGCCACGTCCTGCAGCAGCTTGGACAGCATGGCGACGCTGTAGATGTAGAACAATTGATCGCTCGCATCCAAGGCGACCTGCATCCTGGCCAGCTTGCATTTGTCGATGACACTGCGACGCAGATCATTGGCATCTCGGCTGGCTACGGCGCTGGCAAAACACGCGCTTTATGCGCCAAGGCAGTAATGCTTGCAGCAGCCAACCAAGGCTTCATTGGTGCCGTAATGGAGCCCACTGGCCCATTGATCCGTGATATCTGGCAAAACGATTTTGATGATTTCCTTGAGGCATACGACATTCCGTACACCTTCCGTGCATCACCACTGCCGGAATACATGTTGCACTTGCCAGGCGGTGACACCAAGATTCTCTGCCGTTCGTTTGAAAATTGGTCACGCATTATTGGCTTGAACCTTGCTTGGGTGTTGGCCGACGAGATTGACACGGTGACACCAAACATTGCCAACAAGGCATTTCCAAAAATCCTTGGCCGCTTGCGCGCAGGCAATGTCAGGCAGTTTGCCGCGGCCAGCACGCCTGAAGGCTTTCGCTGGATGTGGAATACCTTCGGCAGTGATGACGCCCAGCAGCGCACTGACCGCAAGCTCATCAAAATGCGCACTGCTGACAACCCGCACTTGCCGCCGGACTTTATCGAACGACTGCAAGCCAACTACGACCCGCAGTTGCTGCGTGCATACCTCGACGGCGAGTTTGTCAACCTCACCACTGGTCAGGTATACGACCGCTTTGATCGCAGCAAACACATCACAACCGACCTACCAGATACCAGCCGCGAACCGCTCAGAGTTGGCGTTGACTTTAACGTTGGCAACATGTCGGCAGTCATCGCTATCAGGCAGGGCAACAGCCTGCTAGTCATTGATGAAATCAGTGGCGCGCATGACACCGACGCATTGGCACAAGAAATCGAACGGCGCTACCCACAGCGGCAGGTGTACGTCTACCCGGACGCCAGCGGCGGCAATCGCAGTACCAACGCAAGTCAGACCGACATTCAGATCCTGGAGTCCTACGGCTTCAGCAACCAATCACCACGCAGCAACCCTGCCGTTCGTGATCGGGTGGCTGCTGTTCAAGCTTTGCTGGAAAATGGCAAAGGTCAAGTCAGGCTGACCATTTCCGCTAGCTGCCGCAAGGTGATCGAGTGCTTAGAACTGCAGAGCTACAACGAGAAAGGCGATCCAGACAAGGATGCCGGTTACGATCACATGAACGATGCACTTGGCTACGTCATCTGGCGTGAGTTCAACCCGCTCCATGCAGGAGCTGGACGTGGCACTGGCGTTAGGCTATATTAAGCCGGCTCACCATTCACTATTCAAATGCTCACTGGTGCTGAACTGCTCGCCAAAGTCAAGGAACTTGGCGATGCCAATAAATCCGATCTGGTCCGTGCTTGTGGTTACGTCAAGGGCGATAAGCTCTGTTTCACGCAGTTTTATGAAGCGCTGCTAGAAGCAAAGGGCATTTCACTTGCTACTGCTAAAAAGCCAGGGCGCAAGCTGAGCTACAAAACCAAAGTGCAATTTAACGGCAACCTGATGGTCGGTAGCGCCTATCTGCAGGAAATGGGCTTCAAGCCTGGCGATGGTTTTCAAATCAAGGTAAACCGCAACAGCGTTACACTGACTGCAGCTTGACGCGATAAGGGTTTCCATGTACACGGGTTTTAATTACTACGACCGACCCACGGCGGAACGTAAAGTCACCCGTGTACAGGATCCCAACACCGCATGGTATGCGCAAGAAGCTCATTGGCTTCTGATTGAAGATTTGCTGCAGGGCACCTATGGGATGCGGCAAAAGCATCGCCGCTACCTGCCGCAAGAACCGCGTGAGCTTGACGAGTCCTACGACAGCCGCCTTGCTCGTAGCGTTTGCCCGCCGTATTACCAGCGCCTTGAAAGGCTGCTGGCTGGCATGTTGACTCGCAAGCCGGTGCGGCTAAACGATACGTCGGACGTTATCCGCGAGCAGTTGTTTGATGTTGACCTAAATGGCAATGACCTTAATGTCTGGACCTATGAAGCGGCCCGCAAGATGGTCCGTTATGGCCACGTTGGTACATTGGTGGATGCACCTGCTAATGGGGGTCGGCCCTATTGGGTAACGTACACGCCAAGACAAATCCTGGGATGGCGCAGTGAAGCAAAGGAAGGCAAACAGCAGCTCACCATGCTGCGGCTGCAAGAGGTTGCGACTGTGCCCGATGGCGACTATGGCGAGCGGCTTGTACAGCAAGTGCGCGTATTAACGCCTGGCGAATATCAGATTCACCAGAAAGATGGAAAAGGCGATTTTCGTGTAGTAGATGAAGGCCGTACCAGCTTGAGTGAAATCCCATTCAGCATTGCCTACTCCAACCGTATTGGTTTTATGGAGTCGCGGCCACCGCTAGAAGATATTGCAGAGCTGAATCTAAAGACCTATCAAGTTCAGTCCGATCTTGACAATCAACTACATATTTCTGCGGTGCCGATGTTGGCCTTCTATGGGTTTCCATCTAGCGCAGAGGAAGTATCTGCCGGACCAGGCGAAGCAATTGCATTTCCAGCTGAAGGCCGCGCTGAGTACATCGAGCCTGGTGGCACCAGCTTTCAGTATCAGTTCCAGAGGCTAGAGCAGCTTGCATCACAGATCAATGAGCTTGGCCTATCTGCTGTACTTGGCCAAAAGCTCAGTGCTGAAACTGCCGAGGCAAAGCGAATTGACCGCAGCCAAGGTGATAGCACAATGATGGTCATTGCGCAAAACATGCAAGATATGATCGACAATTGCTTGCAGTTTCACTCGCAATTTCTTGAAAGCAGGGAACAGCCAGGCAGTAGTTACGTTAACCGTGACTTTCTTGGCACTCGCCTTGAAGCTTCTGATATTTCCAGCCTGCTGCAGCTTTACACTGCAGGCACCATCACCCAGGAAACGCTGTTGCGTGAACTGGCCGAGGGCGATGTTCTGGGTGATGATTTCGATGTTGATGAAGAACTTGAGGCAACTGCTAGTGCGGGACTGGATCTATCATCGACTCGATCAATTGACCAACTTCCTGATCGAAGTGATGATACTCTTGGAACCGAAGAAACCGCGTAAGGCGCAGTTGAGCTACACCATCGCGGCATTGCCGGATGAGGTATTAGCCATCGTGCGGCTTAGTTGGTTTGCAGATGGTAAACCAAAAGAGGTTGATGAGATGGTTTTACTAGAAGATGGCGATGATGGATATTCAGCATTTCATAAAATTGTTGGTGCAGCGTTAATCCAGGGCGCAAATGTCACCATCAGTTCTTCATACCGACCGGAGGACTTGGGGATTCCAACATGACCACACCTGAGTCGCTATATCGCAACGCAATTGATCTAAACCGCTACAGCAATAGCGTGGCTCGGCGCATAATCAATGCCTACAACGACATCATCATTGATTCGGTTAATCAGCTCCGGGTGATTGATGAACTGGCGGCACCAGTAAAAGCAGCTCGACTGCGCGGTATCCTGGCTCAACTCAAGGATTCATTAGGCACTTGGGCTGGTGACGCAAGCGAACTGCTGGTGCCTGAGTTGCAAGGATTAGCTGAACTGCAGTCAGAGTTTGCCGCTGAGCAAATATCAAAAGCGTTGCCAGTTGGTGCCACCAGCGCTGTGAATACTGTAGAGATCAGCCCGCAGTTTGCGCAGTCAGTCGTAACAACTGACCCGACGCAGCTTAACGTCGTAGCACTTAGCGACGATCTATTTGCAGCAGTTGAAGGTGCGCCACAAACGTTTGCGCTAACGGCTGCGCAAGGCGCTACTATCACACTGCCCAATGGCGAAGTGATTAGCAAGGCATTTCGTGGCATCGCCGTTGATCAGGCAGAGCGATTCAGTCAAGTAGTTAGGCAAGGGCTGCTGACGGGTGAGACAACGCAGGACATTGCAAAGCGGTTAATTGGCAATTTGCAGTTTGGCGAAACCACAAAGACGGCTCGGCAGTTAATAGCAGCAGGTGGACAGTCAACTGCGGTGGCAGACAATCAAGTGATGGCACTAGTGCGTACCAGTATCAATCAGGTTGCTAATGCTGCAAGCCAGCAGGTATATGAAGCCAACCAGGACATCACAAAAAAATACCGATATGTCGCTACACTTGATAGCCGCACCAGTGCAAGATGCCGAGCATTGGATGGCAAAGAGTTTGAATACGGCAAAGGCCCAATGCCGCCGCAACATTTCAACTGCCGCTCGACAACAGTGCCAATCATTGATCCAGATATTTTGCCACCATCAGACAAGGCCACGCGGGCCAGCAAGGGTGGGCAAGTGCCGATTGACACTACCTATGGCAAATGGCTCAAAGATAAGATGCCAGGTGAATCGCGGGCAGACGTGCTGGCGCGGCAACAGCAGGCACTAGGCAGCAAAGCGCCTTATTTCCGCAGATTGGCCAATAAGTATGGCCCAGATGCTGCCATTGCCAAACTGGTGCGTGAAGACGGCTCTGAGGTAACCTTGGAACAGCTCCGCAAACGGTATGGACCTGCCTAGCCTCCGTCATTTCAGCAATAGTGGGATTTACTTCGTCAGCTCTGATCCAGTAGAGGCACTGGTTGGTGAAGCATGGGTGCCTGCGGTTTACACAGATAAGGGTTGGGCAACTGCTGATGGCGCTAGCCTGCTGCTAGGTATTGAGGAGTGGCGTAATGCCTCTGAAGAAAGGCAAGTCACGAAAGGCGATCTCAGCCAACATCAAAGCGGAGATGAAGGCGGGCAAGCCTCAAAAACAGGCAGTAGCAATCGCCCTCGCCAAAGCCGGAAAAAGCCGCAAGCGTAAAGACAAGTAGAATTAAGCTAAACGATCCCAAGTCATGGCCGCCACCGAAGAAAGGGAATATGTAAGAGATGATCAGGGCATGTTCAGTGAAGCTGGCACGACCGAGAAAAAATCTAAACCTGCGCGGAAAGGTAAAAGAAAAAAATTGACGGCTGAAGAAAAAGCCGCTGTTAAAAAGCAGAAAGATGCAGCGAAGGCTGAAAAGGCCGCAGCTAGAGAAAAAACAAAAGCTGAAAGGGCTAAGGCTAGGTCAAAAGCAAAAGCTGAGAGGGCAGCGATTAGAGCTCAAAAAACAGCAATTAGAGAAAAAACTAGAAAACAAAAAGCAGATGCCAGGGCAATGGCAAAAGCCGAAAAGGATGCAATTAGAGCACAGACCAAGGCCGAAAATGATGCGGCCAAATTAAAAGTAGAAAAAGCCAGAGCCGACGCCAGAGCTGTAAAACAAAAGCAGAAAATTGCTGCTGAAAAGAGGCGTAGATCAGCAGGCAGGAAGTGATAAGTCATGATCATATACAGGGGCGAGCAGTTCAAGGGTTACAACAAGCCCAAGCGAACGCCTAGCAATCCAAACAAATCTCATGCTGTCCTCGCCAAGGAAGGCGAGACGGTAAAACTTATTCGTTTCGGTCAGCAGGGCGTATCTGGCTCACCAGCACGAAAAGGAGAATCAGCAGCGGACAAGGCCAGAAGGGCATCATTCAAGGCGCGTCACGCCAAGAATATCGCCAAGGGTAAATTAAGTGCCGCATATTGGGCTGACAAGGTAAAGTGGTGACGCACTAAATCCCTGCGGGATAAGCATGTCTGAAGAAAATCAAACCCAAGAGCCTGCGGCGACTGGGAGCAATACTGAATCAATGCAACGCAGCATTGAAGCACTGGAACGCAAGAATCAAGAGCTGATCGCCGAACTGCGAACGGCTAAATCCAAAAAACTACCGGATGGCGTAGATGTCGATGAACTACTTGAGTTCAAGCGACGCGCCGAGCAAGCCGAACTTGAATCTCAAGGAAAATATGCCGAAGCAAGGCAGGCTTTGGAGCAACAGTTCCGTGAGGCGACGGCGCAAAAGGACGAGCGCATTGCCGAACTTGAAGCCAAAGTCCGAGAACTTGAACTCGTCAGCCCAGCCGTAACCGCACTGGCTGAAATTGTTCATGACCCAGACTTGATCCTTAAAACCAAGCTCAGCAGCAGTCAAATTGAACGCGATCCAGACGGAACTGTTGTTGTTGTTGACGGCTACCAGCGGACACCTGTAGCCGAATGGGCCAAGACACTGCCGGCCTGGATGCAAAAGCAACCTAAACCGCAAGGTGGTGGGGCGCCATCAGGTCGAGGCAGCAGTGAGATTCCATTGGGCATCAAAAACCCTTTTTCACAGGAATCATTCAACCTCACCGAGCAGTCAAGGCTATTCCGCACAGATCGAGATATGTACGAACGGCTTAAAGCCGCTGCAGCGCGCTAAACTATCGCAACCGGCTGCGCTGGTGCCAGGGCTGCGCCCACACCGTAAACCATTTCCTTGAGATGAATCATGGCGACTCTTCGCTCTGACATCATCATCCCCGAGATTTTTACGCCTTACGTCATCGAGCAAACCACTCAACGTGATGCCTTCCTGGCATCCGGTGTGGTCCAGCCGATGGCTGAGCTTAATGCGACCGAGGGTGGTGACTTTATTAACGTGCCTTTCTGGAAGGCCAACCTGTCTGGCGACTTTGAAGTGCTGTCTGACAGCACCTCGCTGACGCCCGGCAAAATCACCGCTGACAAGCAAGTCGGCGTGATCCTGCATCGTGGCCGTGCGTTCGAGGCGCGGGATTTGGCGGCCCTTGCGGCTGGAGCCGACCCCATGGCTGCCATCGGCGCCAAGATCGCTGATTACGTTGCTAACCAACGTCAGAAGGATCTGCTGTCTTGCCTTGCTGGTGTCTTCGGCACCCTTGGCACCACCAGCTCGTCTGCTGCCTTCTTTGGCCTGACCATTGATGGCGAGTCTGGCGATACGCCCACCACGCTGAGCCCCCGTCACGTTGCGGAAGCCCGCAGCCTGCTGGGTGACCAAGGCGACAAGCTGGCCGCTGTTGCCATGCACTCCAAGGTCTATTACGACCTCGTGGAGCGCCGTGCGATTGATTACGTTGGCACTGGTGACGCACGCGGCACTAGCACCACGCAATCTGGTGGCAGCATTGCTGCCGCATTCGGCGATGTCCAGGTCCCCACGTTCATGGGGCTCAGGGTGATCGTTTCGGATGACGTGCAGACCGAAGGCACTGGCGGTTCTACCGAATACGCCACTTACTTCTTCACCCAAGGTGCTGTCGCTTCCGGCGAGCAGCTGGGGATGCAGACTGAAACCGATCGTGACATCCTCGCCAAGAGCGATGCCATGTCGATTGACCTGCATTACTGCTACCACCCGGTTGGTGCCAAGTGGGGTGTCACTACCTCCAACCCGACTCGTGCTCAACTGGCAACGGTTGGCAACTGGTCGAAGGTCTACGAACTCAAGAATCTTGGGATCGTGCGGGCTACCAACACCTCTAACTTTGATTGAGGTAACTGATCATGGCAAGCATCTTTGAGCTTGAGAACCCCGCTTTCGGTAACGTCTACCGGAAGACCACTGTCACCACGCTGGCCGCCTCTGGCGCTCAGACTGCGACTGCGGCAATGCTGCTTGGTGGCGTGTTGGTTTCTACCGCGACCGCTGCGTTCAACCTGACCACCGATACCGGTGCTCTGATTTGCGCGGCACTTGAAACGGTTGGCCAAAACGTCATTGGCGTCAGCTTTGAGTTCTCGATTGTGAACCTCGGCACCTCAACTTTTCACATCACTCTGCTTGCTGGCGCCACTGGCGCCACTGTCAGCGGTGATGCGATTGTTGAGGCTGGCACCTCCAGCACTTTCCGTGCTGTGGTGACTGCCGCTAACACCGTCGTGATCTACAAAATCTGATGGGACTGTTCGCCTTCCGGCGACTGCGTGATCTTGAGGCTGCCTCTTCGGAGGTAGCCTCTCTTTCTATTGCAGAGCCTAAACTGACATCAACGGAGCCGGACAATGGCAGTAGTGATCGTGGCAACGCCAGGGGCCGCAAACGCAAACTCGTATCTGACGCTGGCGGAAGCACAGACGATCATTGACGGCTTTGTCGAAGATGGCGATGTAACTGCATGGGCCACTGCGACCACTGATCAAAAGAATCGAGCGCTGTTTACAGCTACGCAACGCCTCGACCGAGAAAGGTTTTTAGGTGCTCGTGCCACTGATACGCAATCTTTGCAGTGGCCGCGTACTGGTGTGCGCAAGCCCGACACCTACATCAACACCTACGCAGTTGGATTCCCGTTTCGGATCACCACTGACTATTTCACTGACACTGAAATTCCAACTCAGATTCAATATGCACAAGTGGTGCTGGCAACGTACCTAAACAACAACCCAGACGGACTTGGATTGAGCGGCCTGGAGGATTACAAATCTGTCAGCATTGGCAGCCTGAGCGTGACACCCAATCTTGGCTATGGCGCTGTTGGCGCGGACAAGGTGCCGCCAATCATGGAGCGATATTTGACAGGCCTTAGAATAAGTGGACCGGGCAACGTTGCCATTAAGCGGAGCTGATCATGGATTACGGCATCGGGTTTGAATACATCAGTGATACCGCTGCGCACACTGGCCGCTTTTATAAGCTGTACGCACTTGCCACAGCCGTGATCAGCACAGCCACCGTGGAAAATGCAAGCGGCAATGCTTTTACGTCTGTGCCACTTGAAGCAGGCGATAGCATCGAAGGCGTTTTTACAAGTGTCACCCTGGCATCTGGCAAGGTCGTTGCTTACAAAATCTGATGTCTGTTCAGCCTGGCCAGCACAACATCACGCTGCAACGCCGAGCGGATTATGACCTGCAATTGCAGTTCAAGGATTCGACTGATGCAGCTATCAATCTGACTGGCTGGACAGCGTATGCGCAAGTTTGGAACCAAGGCCGCACAACGAAATATGCGGACTTTTCGGTTACCTATGTCAACAGGGCAACAGGCACGATCAAAATCCTGCTAACTGATACGCAAACAGCCTCATTCCCCGATGAGGCATATTATGACGTGCTGCTAGAAAATCCGAGCGGCTTGCGTGAATACTATCTGGAAGGCATTGCATACGTCTCCGAAGGATATACAGCGCCATGACATCTGTCGCTATCACCGAAACAACTCAAACAGTTGTTGTAACTAACGGTGATGGAATTACCGTTGTAACAGCGCCGAGCCCGGCTGCTGTGGTGCAGATTGATGATCTAGGACCGCAGGGACCAGGCGGCATCCTCGGCTTATACGGCAGCTTCATCGACACCACCGACCAACCGCTGGTCAGCACTGCCGCCGCGCAACCAATAACCCTCAATACGACACTGGAAAGCAGAGGCGTCACTATTGCCTCAAATAGTCGTGTCACCTTCGCGCTCGCTGGCACCTACAAATTACTTGCCTCTATCCAAGTCACAAACCTCGGCAACAACATTACGGAGATCGACTTCTTCTTAAAGAAGAATGGCACAACCGTCTCAAACAGCAACACGCGGATCGACGTACATCAACGCAAGTCCGTAACTGTTCCACATCACGAAGCTTTCACCGTTGAATATCAACTAACTCTTGCAACTAACGATTACCTAGAACTATGGTGGTTTGCGGACAATATAGACATAACATTAGATACGCTGGCTTCTGACGGCATACACCCGCAAGCGCCAAGTGTCATCTTGAACGTGGCGCAGGTGATGTATGCCCAAACGGGCACCCCACCAGGCGGCAATGCTGGCGATCTAGTTGTCAAGGCATCAGGCGTTGACTACGACACCGCATGGACTGATGCACCAACTGTTGACAAACTTGGCCTTGATACAACGGCTGCTGAATCTGTATCGACAGGGCAAATTGCCTGGAACGCTACTGAAGGCACAATTGATGTCGGGCTACTGAATGGCGCTGTCAATCAAGTTGGCCAAGAAGTGCAAATGCTGTGCAAAAACACCGCAGCAAGCCTGACAATTCCGAATGGCGGCGGGGTGATGTTCACGGGTGCCGACCCGATTACGTTGCGGCTTGAAGTACAGCCGATGAACGCAAGCGGCGCATTGCCTGGCTATGTATTTTTCGGCATCGCAACGCAAGCAATTCCGCCTGGCGGCGAAGGATACATCACAACGTTCGGCAAGATCCGCAACATTGACACCAGCGCATATCCCGAAGATTCGATTCTCTGGTGCGACCCTGTAAATCCTGGACAATTTGTCACAACTGAGCCAGTTTCGCCAAATCTAAAAATTGCGGCTGCTGTAGTTATTAAGTCAAATGCAACAACAGGCGCAATCATGGTTCGGGCCGAAACTGGCCAAAACCTGTCTGATTGTCATGACGTAGAAGTAGATACGGCTGAAGACACCAATTACTTGGGCTGGTCCGAAGCGATGCAGCATTGGATGCCGCTTGCGGTGCCAAATCTTGCACCACGCAGCATCACCATTGCAGGCCCACAAGTTAATGACAGTTTCACTCTCTTCAGAACAACGCGAGAAACCACGATCAGCAGTGTTGTTGGCCTGGTGTCAGGCGGTTCAGTGACTTATGAGCTGCGATATGCAGCAGACCGCACAACCGCTGGAACACTTGCAACAATTTCTGACACAGTGACAAATACAACCACGGGTGATGCAGCTACTGTGCAAAATCAGCCGATCCCATCAGGCAGGTACGTCTGGATTGTGATCACGGCTGTTAGCGGCATCGTCAATGAATTCAATTTGTCGGTTGCTTTTTGAATTAGAATAGGAGCACAGCAAAAGCGTTGACGAGCCGATGGCTACCTTCAACAAGTTCAACTCCTTCGTCGAGGCGCTGGCCGAGAAGGTGCATAACCTTGGCTCCGACACGCTGACGGTGGCGCTCACCAACTCGCTGCCGGTGAACACCTACACGCAGCTGACCAACGTCACTGAGATTGCTTACACCAACATCCAAAACGGCACCACCACGGGCCGCAACCTGGCTGGTGTGACCTCGGCGCAGACCAGTGGCACCTACAAGCTAGATGCCAACGATCTGGTACTTACCGCCACCGGCACGGTGCCGACGTTCCGTTACGTTGTGTTGTACAACAACACCGCCACCAACGACGAACTGATCGGCTGGTATGACTACGGCGCAACCGTGGACCTCCTTAACGGCGAAACCTTCACGATCGCCTGGGACGCTGCTGGCATCCTGACCCTGGCCTGATAACTGACGCGGAGGCGGGACGGTGGCTGTCGCCCATAGTGCTGCCTCGGAGTCCCACACTGGGGCAACAGGTTCGACAAACCAAGCGGCATTCTCCTGGACGCACACGCAGACGGGCACCCCTCAGGGGGTGGTGGTTTTCGTCTCGACGTATGCCAGCGTTGCAAACTTAATCACCAGCGTCACCTATGGCGGCGTTGCATTAACTCGACTTACAGGCGGCCTGGCGCAAGACGGCGCTGGAGAATTAGGCCGACTTGACACCTTCTTCCTTGGCAGCGGACTCGGCACCGGAAACCAGACCATCACGGTCAACCGGACCAACAACGCCACGGTGCTTTATGCGGCAGCGGCCACCGTAACCGCTGCTGCTGATACGGCTGTCCCAGAAGCAACCATCGTCTTACTGCAAGGTGATGGCACACTAGCGGCTCAAACCGTCAATGACACATCACCGGGCACCAACAGCGTTCGCTACGCCGGTTGCTACTCGGGTCTGAACACGCCACCAACGGCTGGCACCGGCAGCACGCTGCTCAACAGCATTGACATCGGCAACTATGGCTCTGCGCTGGTGCGCGAGACCACTGCCGGTCAAGGCGCCCGCAGCATTGGTTTCACTGGCGCCACGGATGACCGTGCAGCGGTCCATCTGGCCATCCGCGAACTGGTGCCCCGCACCGAAACGCCAATCGTCGGCACTTTCACGCTGACGGGCAACGCGGCGGATCTCACGGTTGCCAGCCCGAAGGCCATCGAGCCGGTTGTTGGCACCTTCACCTTCACAGGCAACCCCGCCGACTTACGCCACAACCCAAGCATCGAAGCAGGTGTCGGCACCTTCACCCTAACCGGCAATCCGGCTGACACTCGCCACAACGTCAAGCTCGACTGCACCACCGGCACTTTCTCCCTAACGGGCAACCCTGCCACGCTGACGGTCAAAGTCCCGGCAGTCTTAGAGGCAGTCACTGGAACCTTCGCCTTCACGGGCAATCCAGCAACATTCCGCCTTGGCCGCAACCTTGCCGCCGACCGAGGCACCTTCCTTCTCACTGGAAACCCCGCCACCCTTAGCAAGACCAGCAGGCTCGAAGCAGAACGCGGCCTGTTCACCCTTACCGGCGGCGCCCCAGAGCTGCGTAAGGGTTACAACCTCCCCATCCAGGTAGGCACCTTCAGCCTCACGGGCAACCCCGCCACCTTCGCCCGCACCTGGAACGTCTCCGCCGTCCGAGGGCAGTTCATCCTCACTGGCGAGCCCGCAGCTTTAACCGAGATCGGTGCCTTTGAGATCGACCCGATCCTTGGCACCTTCGCCCTAACAGGCAACGATGCCACCTTTGCCAAGTCCTGCGCCATCCAGGCCGCCCGAGGCATCTTCACCCTCACGGGCCAGAACGCCATCTTCACCGCAGGCCGTGTGCTCCAGGCTGACCCTGGCACGTTCAACCTCACCGGCAACCCGGTCACCTTCAGCGAAAACCGCTTCCTACCTGTAACCGCCGGAAACTTCACCCTAACCGGCAATCCAGCAACGCTTGCAAAACAGGGCGCATCAGAGCTTGCGGCAAATGCAGGAATCTTCACACTCAACGGAAATGCAGTTGCCCTGAAAGTAGGCCGCAGCACCTTGACAGGTGCTGGAACTTTTGCGCTTGTCGGCAATGACGTAATTTTTAGCAGAACAGCCAATGTAATTGCCTCAGTCGGCGTCTTTGTCTACACAGGTAATCCTGCCATCCTGACAAAAGCCGCAGCAACGGGGCGGCGCAGGAATGTTCTGATCTTCTAGACTGACTTTATCGCGCATTTGTCATGTCACTTGCTGGACCATTAGTAAAAGTAGCCAGCAAGCTGATGCTACGCTTTGGCGGTGCGGTAACATTTCGGCGCGTAACCAACGGCGTATACAATCCAACAACTGGCACTATTACCGAAGGCATTACTGATACAGCCATCAAGGGCGTACTTGAGGATGTTGTATCACGCGAGGTTGCAGGTCTAGTAAGGGCAGGCGATAAAAAATTGACAATCGCGGCAAATGACTTACCAGTCGTGCCAACAATCGCGGATCAAATCTTGCTCAATACTCGCAAATTGCAAATTATTGAGGTGCGTACCATCGAGCAGGACAACACACCGATCACCTACGAACTGATTCTGAGGGACTGATGGCACGTCAAATCCAGGTGCGGGATATCGGCAGGTACTGCGAGGAGCAGATGGAAAAACTGTTACGGGCAGCGGTGCGGGAAACGGACTCACTGGTCAAGCAAGCCAGCCCGGTAGATACCGGCAGATTTCGTGCAAGCTGGCAGGTGGGCCAAAATTCAGCGCCAGGTGGCATTAAGCCACCAGGAAGCTATTCGGGCTCGGCACCTATAAGTCGAATCGGTTATCAGCAAGAAAAGCCAGGCAACATCTACAGCGTCCATAATAATCTGCCGTATGCCGAGCGTTTGGCAACTGGCTGGTCTAGTCAAGCGTCTGCCGGTTGGGTACAAGGCGTCGCCAAGGACGTGCAAACTAGAGTGCAGGCAGCAGCAAGCCGCATTGGGCGCGAATCATGACTAGCACCTACAACGACATCAGGGCTACCATTGAAAGCCGGATTGCTGCCGAAATGGCAAAATTGCCGACCTATCCAGTAAGTTATGAGAATGTTCCATTCACGCCGCCCAACAACGCATCGTGGTTACAAGCATTTATTCGATTTGGAGACAACAACTATGCCACGATTTTGTCACCATCAACTGGATTTAACCGGCAAAACGGAGTTGTAACAGTAAATGTATTCACATCTATAGGGGCTGGAACCGCTGCCAATCTGACAATAGCTGAGCGCATTAAAGACTTGTTTGATCGGCAAGTAGTCAGCAATATTCACTTTGATGCAGCATCAGGCCCTGCTCAGATTGTATCGCCAGAGCCTGCCGCTTATTTTCAGACACAATTGACAATCACTTTTGAGGCTTACCTAAGCTGACAACCAGTTACACTGTCTACAGCCACTACCGTTCACACAATGGCAACTGTTCTGTCCGGTACGTCCGGCGCCCTTTACTACAAGCCTGCTGGCACTTCTGCCACATTCACCGAGACAAACGTCAATTTCACCACTGACGTAATCACTGTTGCACCATACCTTGGCTTTAAGGTTGGCGACCCCGTGCAATTTAGTGTTATCAACGTCAATACTGGTGCTGCTGGCACCGGCACTTTGCCTGCGGGTCTTTCCGCTGCAACTACCTATTACGTCATCGGCTACACTGCGGCCACTGGTGCGCTGACTGTATCTGCAACCCTCGGTGGTGCCAGTGTAGCAATCACCGATGATGGCACGGCTGTGACGCCTAACGTCTTCAAGGTTGCCTATGCAGACTCGGTAGCTGTCGGTCAGGTCCGTGAATGGTCGTTTAGCGTTACACGCGAAGAAATCGACGTTACGACTATTGGCACCGAAAGCGGCCAATACGTTCCATTCCGCACCTACATCAGCGGCTTTGCTGATGGCGAAGGAAGCGCAATGGTCTATACGACCGATGATGACACCACCATCGCTAGCCGCATGGTACAGGACGTGCTTCAACGCCAGCAAACTGGTGCCGAAATGAAGCTCTACATTGATCGTGTTGTTAGCAGTGGAACTGTCAATGACACGCTCAGTCGCTTTATTGATGTTGAAGTGATCCTGCTGTCTGCCAGCTTCTCGGTCAACCCAGATGATGGACAAATGGTTGAGGTCAGCTTCCGTCCCAGCTCTGCACCTACGTTTGATCTGTCCAAAACCTGATCTTGATAGCCATCGGCCCCGGCTTGACCGGGGCTTTTTTGTGCCTTAGGCTGTAACCGTTGATCGGCTATTTACATGCGTGCTCTTGATCGGCTAAAAAAAGCGGCCAACCTGGTCCCGATTAAAAAAACTGTTGAGCTAAATGATGGATCGCAGTTTGAATTCTGGCATACAAACCTGACAATGGCAGAGCGCGAAAAAGCTGCTAAGTCTGCTGGCAGCAATGACCCCAACGCACTGGCGGTTCAACTACTGGTAGCAAAAGCCCTGGACGAGAACGGCGAAAAATTATTCAAGTCAGCCGAGATTGCTGAATTGAAAAATGAAGTCCGCGATGCCGATTTGCAAAAAATCGTCTTGGCATTGATTTCTGATGAGCTTTCAACGCCTATCGAAATGGGAAACTAAAGACGGAGCTGAAGAAAAATAATCAGCTCCGCTTTCAAATGCGACTGGCAAAAGATTTAGGCCTAACCTTATCTGAGCTTGAAACAAAAATGACAATCGAGGAGGTGTGCCTATGGCACGCCTTCTACGAGCTAGACATTGAAGAAGCCGAAAAGGAATCTAAGCGTAGACGGTAGACTAATCTCAGGGAGGGCCTGCCATGTCTGTTGTTGCCAATGTTGCAATCAATGTAGATGCCAGCAAGGCGCTGACGCAGATTAGAAGCGTCGATACAGCAGTAGACAATCTTGCCAAGAGTGCTGCCGGGATACCTAGCAAAATTGGTAGCGGCATTGATGGGCTTGGCGGCAAAATGCAAGCATTGGGCGGCAAATTCGCCACCCTCGGCGGTGCTGTTGCATCTTTAGGTGCAGGTGCTGCACTTAAAGGTTTTCTAGATGCTGGCGTTGCGGCAGAGCGTACCGGAAAGACAATTAAGGCGTTAGCTGGCGATCTTGGAGAAGTTGCGGGCGTCAATAAAATTGCCAGTAATGCAGCCAAAGAATTTGGCCTTGGCCAAACAACTGCTGCAAAATCAGTGGCCGATTTGTATGGCAGATTGCGGCCTATGGGAATATCCCTGAAAGATATTGGCGGAACATTCAATGGGGTCAATAAAGCCGCTGGATTGATGAATTTGACAGCAGCAGACACTGAAGGTGTTTTGCTGCAGCTCAGTCAGGCTATGGGCTCTGGCAGATTGCAGGGTGATGAGTTGCGATCTGTGATGGAGCGATTGCCCGCAGTTGGCCAGGCCATTGCCAAGGTCATGGGGGTACAGGTTGGCGATATTAAGCAGCTTGGCGCTGATGGCCTGATTACGACAGATATCATCATCAAAGCAATGGCTGAGTTGGACAAACTCAAGCCGCCTCCGCCTGATGCAGTCAAGCTATATACGGCTGCAGTAGAAGATCTGCAGACAAGTATTGGCACCAAGCTGATGCCTGTATTCACACCATTCTTGCAAGCGCTAACTGGGCTGATTAACGGATTCTCTGCATTGCCGCAGCCAGTGCAAAATGTCGTAGTTGCCATCGGCGGGCTTGTTGCGGTAATCGCGTTAGTTGCTGCACCGCTTGGATTCCTGATTAGCGGAATTGGCAGCCTTGTAACAGCCTTGGCGGCTGCCAACATTGGTGGCCTTATCGCAGGTTGGTTGCCTGTCCTTTCTGGATTCCTTACTTGGGTTGGGAGCACTTTTATCCCAGGCTTGCTGGCATTTTTCTCCGGCCCGGTTGGCTGGACGGTGCTGGCCATCGCGGCGGTTGTGGCACTTGGGGTTGCATTCCGTAAGCCATTGACAGAGTTTGCAAATTGGCTATGGAAGTGGGGAGAGCCTATCCGCAAGTTTTGGATAGATCTGTGGAACAAGGCTATCGAAAACGCTAGAACATCTTTTTCAACTATTGGGAACGCGTTCAAAGCCGTTGCCCAGGCGTTCAATACTGCAATAATCAATCCCATTCGCAATGCGTGGGAAGGCTTAATGCAATTGCTGCCAAAGGCACTGAGTTCTGCGGCTGCGACAATTAAAAGCACATTCTCACAAGTTGGATCCGCAATTAAAAGCATACTAAATGCGGTCATGAGAAGCATTTTTAGTGGAGTCAATAAGGCAATTGATAACATCAATTCGTTGATTAACCGGGCCAATGCAATTTCCGCTAAGGTCAAAGGCCCCCAACTCCCGACAATTCCGAAGCTTGCAGTTCCACAATTTGCGGAAGGTGGTGTGGTCACCAAGCCAACTTTGGCAGTAGTCGGTGAAGGCGGCGAACCCGAATATATCATTCCAGAATCTAAAATGGCAGCAACAGCTGCTAGCTATCTGAATGGTGCTCGCGGAGATAGTGCGATTGCATCGTCTGGGGCAAAAGGCAGTGATGCAGGCGGCAGTACAACCATTAACATTCAAACTGGCCCAGTGGTGGAAATGAACGGCGAACGCTACGTCACGATGGGCGACTTCGAGCGTGGCCTACGCCAGGTCGCTGGTAACGTGTACAAAGGCCTCCGCACTCCCGCAGGACGCTACGCCGTAGGTACTCGCTAATGGCTCGCGGCCAATCCCAATACCTGCGCATCTTCTCTGGCTCCACCACCTATCAGCGGTGGCAGTCTTACTACGTCAACACAAGCGTGACCTGGGAAGGCGCGGCCTGGAGCTACCAGCCGTTTGATGCTGATGGCATCACTGCTGGCGAGGTGCAATCTGAATCCTCAATCTCAGTCACCTTGCCAGCCACTACCAACGTGATGGAGGTGGTGCTACAGGCACTTGATGAAGCCCGCCTGGCGGAACTGCGCCTATATGAGTTCGACACCATCCTGGGCAACAGCACCCCACAGACTGGGCAGATGCTGATTGCGTCTTACTTAGGCGAGGTGGTTGGCGTGTCGGGCAGCTTTACATCCATACAGATGCAACTAGGCAGCAGCCTCTCACCAGTTGGCGCTCAGGTTCCACCGCGCACATTCTCAACCCGGCTGATTGGAGCGCCCTGCAAATTATGAGCATCATCGGCAGCGATCCACTTGCCTTCCTAACCGCTCAAGGTGGAGTGGTGGGAACACCCCTAACCGAGGGCGGCGCCAGTGGTGCTGACAACCTGGATCAGAAGCAGCGCAGCGCTGTTGTCGGTGAGCCGATTCCCATTGTGTTCTGCCGCCGCGTCAGTGGAACTGGTGGCGTACTGATCAGCCCGCCTGCAACAGAGGCCAGGTTTGAAGATGACGCTTCTAGCAACATCACAGCCAGCTACCACCTCGTCTTGAGCGAGGGCCAGATTGACTCGATCCAGGTGCGCGATGTATTCCAGCGCGCTTGCCGGGTGGGCAGTTTCACTCAGACCTATGACCGACGTGCTGGCACCTTTGTGGCCGGTAACTTCATCGACAACACGCCAAACCTAGAAGCGCCAACGTATTGCGGTACCAGCGGCACTTATGACGGGCTGAGCACGATGGCGTTCTCGGTCACGATCCCAGCAGGATTTGACCAATGGGACCGCCAGGTTCACTGCTTCATTCGTGGCGGGATACGCATCACACGGCTGATTGATAGCGTCACCGGCCCTAGCAACAACGTGGCTGATCTGCTGCTGTATCTGCTGCGCAATAGCTCCAGGGTGCCTGAGGCGATGATCGACACCGCCACCAGCTTTCTAGCAGCGGCGACCTTCACCAACGCCAATGGCTTCTGGTTCAACGGCGTAGTCAGCGAATCCACCAACTTGCGCGATTGGATCGGCAGCACTCTCCAGTATTTCCTGCTGCGTCAAGCGCGAATTGGTGGCAAGGAGGCGCTCAAGCCACTGGTGCCAACCAATGCAAATGGCACGATCAAAACCACAGCAGTCACCTGGGCCTTCACGTTCACTGAACAGCACATAATCCCGGATAGCTTTGAGATCACATACACCCCACTGGCAGACCGCAAGCCGTTTTGCGCTACTGTGCTCTGGCGACAGCAGGATGATCTAGGCATCCCCGTGATGCGTACCGCTCAAGTGCGCTACACCGACACCGCCATTGATGGACCATTTGAGCAGCACGACTTATCAGGTTTCTGCTCGTCTGAAAATCACGCAGTGAAGGTGGGTGCCTACATCATCTCGAAGCGCCGGCACATTACCCACCGGCTACAGCTTGGCGTAAAGCCTGATGCGTTCAACCCCACGCTGGCGGCTGGTGATCTGGTGCGAGTGCGCCTAGATCGCATTGCCTCCACTGGGGCTGACAGTGTTCACGATTATCTCTATGAGGTAGATCGCATTGGCAAATCACTTTCGGGTGAGGTGCAGCTTGACCTGACCCACTTCCCTGTTGATTCCAACTTGGCCAGCGTAGTGGCTCAAGAAGTAAATGCTGCCACCGGCACAGGTTTATTGCTACCTACCGGCTTAAGCGGCATTACCTGCGACATCAACTCTTCTGAAGATACCAGTGTGCCGGCTGAAACGTTTACACAAGAGTCATTCCCTGATTATGACACTAGTTTCGACGAAATCGGTGAAGGAGGCGGCGGTTTTAGTGGCCAAGGAGGCGGCAATGGCGGCAATGGCGGCAATGGCCGAGATAGGCTTGGCGGCCAATCATCCTCATCTGGTGTTATACCTTCAATTACTAGCAGCGGCAACCTCAATGAAGCGAGGGTTGGCGATACGCTAACTGCACCAATGATTTGTGAAGGCGGAAGAGTTGTTTTCTACCGGAAAGATCCAACCGTTGAAGGAGGAAAAGTTATTGCAGCACAGGCAACATCTACTTATACGTTGATAATCAACGATATTGATAAAAGCGTCTATGCCGAGATTCAGTGCCCTGATCCGTCGTCACCTACGGGTTACGGAGAACCAATTAGATTGGGCTCAACATCAACTATTCTCCCGCAAATCCAATTACCTGGCGCCAACGTATATGGCACTTACAGCCCTACAGGATTAACACAAATTTCAATTACAACCGGATGGTCCGGTTCAAAGCAACTCGTGGTAGATGGCCCGTGCGTATCACAAACAGCAGGCGGAGGGACGGGAACTGCTTCGCCTATAGGCTTGCAGGCCTTCCGCCTTGTGAAAACCGGAGGTCCAGGGAATTGTGGCGGTTACAACTTAATTGTTTTGCAATATCAAAATGCAGCAGGTACATGGACACAGCTTGCATCAATAACAGGCGGCGGCACACAATGGATAGATTTTACGGGCGACATTGGACTATCAAGCACCGAGCCCGATGCCGTGCCAGCATATCTTGGCAACTTTGGCGGCACTAATACACCTCCATAAGCATGGCTACCTTTCCCGCACTCAAGCCAGCCACTCGGACATTTACGCCGGGACGGCATCCGCATTCGGAGATTTCAACACTGGATGGGCTGCAAACTCGTGTGCGCACCAGCAATGTAATTCTGGAGCAGCAGCTACGGCTCACATTTCTAGGGCTTACCGAAGCAGAAATGCTCAGCATTCGCAGCCATTACATCGGCCAACAAGGGCGATTTACTAGTTTTTTCATTCCTACCAGCTTGCTTAGTGGAATGACCACGCCAGCCGATTTTACTCCAACTGGCTATAGCTGGATTTACGGCAGCACCCCACAAGTAGAGGATATTCCGGGTACTCAGCGTTACAACGTCAGCGTAGAGTTAATCACGGTTCCACCAGAAGGCGCCAATATAAATGGTGCCGAATTTACAGTGTTGCTGGATTTTGTTCCGGGGGCTGTAGATATTTCGATCAATGTTACAGGCGCAAACCTAACTGCTGTTGCGTCCATAGTAGGCGGCGTGGTTGCAGATAATACCAGCGCCGGATTTGATCTTACAGCTCCTGTATCACTTGTCGCTGGTAGCGCAGCTGTAA